GTTGTCCCAGAGGAGGATTGACGCACGCTACTTGAAATCCATGGCAGAATCATATCTAAGACCTATTATTTATAAGGACATAGCAGCGGACAAGATGGACGCCCCTGTTTTTACTAATGAAAACCTTTTGAGACTTCAAATTCGGGACAATAAGAGCGATATCCTATTAGATACCAAGGACGAGTATATACAGCCAGCTGCGCTAACCTAGGCGAGGAAGCACGCAGCTGAAGGGGCTTTGGCACCACCATGTCGCCTGGAGGCTGTAGGCTTCAAAAAATAAGAACACCAACAGCACCACCCTAATGCTGTTCCTGTGTCTGTAGAAGCATCAATTTATGCTCTTACTAACAGATTGCTGAATCCGAAGACTACCCCAGAGTCGGTTGCAGTGGCTGATTTCAAAAAATTCTCTCATGATATCATGAAAGGATGGCACAGAGAGTGGCGCAGACCTAAATACGCCACTTATGAAGACTACATAAATCAAGTACCCAGTAAGAAAAGGGGTCTATATGCCCGAGGCGGTCATGATTTTTTCACACGATACTATCTAAATACCAACTTTGAAGGTTTGTAGAAGACTGATGAGCTTAACTATAAAAAAGAAAAGGATGTCAAGTCTAGGCCTCTATGCAATCCATCAGCTGGTGTGAAAGCTATCATTGGTTGGGTGAACTTCAACCTTATTAAGCTGGTCAAGATGAACTTAGAAGAGTTCGTCCACGGTAAGAACTTGACAGGGTTGTAAGAATCAGTCCTCAAAGCCGTGAAAGAGGTAGAGTCGTGTGGTTTCTGCTCGTGGGACGGTAGCAGTTTCGATGGCCATTAAAATGTGGAACTGATCAGAGCAGTGGACATTCAATTCTATGACACATTCGTGAAGGAGGTGTGTCAAGACCTCAATCTCCCAATAGTCTATTACGATATTATCATGGCAGCCTTGAAAGAAGAAGATTCAGACATAAAGTTCTTTTATCCAGGCAGCTAGAAAAAGAGGGAGATGATGAACGCTAAAGTTAGGGGTACGACTTTCACAGGCCACCCTTCTAGAACTACTTTGGGCAACACCCTGAGATCCTACATGTACATTCTATACATGTTCCGAAATATGAAAACCGAGGATTATAGGATTAGGGTAGCTGGTGACGACACACTAGTTATGTTCAACTGGAACAAGAAGGCAGACATACAGGAGGCTTTGTCTAAACACGTTCTGTTTGCAGAACCGGTCTTTGAGCCAGGCTCCGAACATGGAGAAAGAGAGGTGGTGTTTGGTTT